TGCCATTTAATTGTATTCTGCTTTACCGCTTCTATAGGTGGATTGCTTCCTAACTTAATACTTGGGTCATTTATCCACGCCTTGTGATCTTCAACTACCTTATCATAAGAAGAAGACGCTTTATTTAAATTTTTTGTATATCTATCCTTGTAATTCTCATAAAACTTTGAATAATCTCCGCCTTTTTTAGCTATTTCATAAGCATCGTTTTTCATTTGCTTAATTATAGGCGCTCCATACTTCGCTTTCAACTCTGCCAACGTCAACGGCTTTCCCCCGCTAATCATCTGATCCATGGTTATCTTGCCATCCCTGAATAACGCCGCACGTCCTTTACCAAGCGTGTTATCTGCAAAGCCCGGTGTACCGGATTCTTTACGCTTTAACCAATCAGCAAACGTCTTGTCGGTTACTTGACCTTCCATCGAGGCGCGGGTAGATTCCGGCAACTCATCCATGTTAATGCCCAGCTCCTGCCATGTTTTCAGCACCGGCACCATTGAACACCGGCACCGAAAATGCTGTGGCGGTATTGTGTAAGGGATGCTGTGATTAATAGGCTTGCCTTTGGTGTCCCAGCGTTTGCCGTCTCTTACACCGCACGTCGGGCAGGTTCGCCTATCCAGCGCCGCACTCCATTCCTTGCCTGAAATTACATCGCTATTATCTTCAAATATCTTTTCTCTCGTGGTATTGGCAACCGATTGAACGCTGGTATGAACTAAGGTTTCAGCATTGCGCCGGGACAAGTCCATCACATCACGCACCCGCCTGACAATTTGCGGGTTTGTTTCTGCGCCCACTAAGCCCTGCCTAACCGCTGACTGAAACTTAAACGCAGTGTCACCGGCCTGACGCGCCCACCAATCGGCTTGCACCGCGCCTTGGATGATCGTTTGACCTGCCAGCGTCTCAAGATAAGCCGCCGTTGGCAACACACCCACTGCCACTTGACCACCCACCGCTGCGCTTAAAGACGTCGCTGTGGCACTCGCTGAAACTTGCGCCACGCTGGTAGTGGTATCTCGCGCTATACCCGCCGCATCGTCATAGTATTGCCTGATAACCGCGTCCGCTTCACTGAGTTGTTTGGCAATGCGTGCCTTGCTCCAATCCGTTACGCCATTGGTCACTTTTGCAATAAGTTCTTTTTCAAGGTTTTTGAGCAGGTCGATAATGGTGGCGCGTGACTCAATCGCCACGCGCTCCATGTCGAGGTGCAGCTCAACCGTTGCATCAAATAAAACCTTACTTAACGGCATTGGCTACAGCCACAACCGGCGCAACCAACACAGGTACTTGCTCTGCTATTTGCGCTTGCTCATCTTCAAACGTCACACCGTTAGCGATTAATTCACCTTGCTGCAGGTTATTGAATAACGTCATGCTTGATATGCCTCCAGCTTGCCATGCCTGGACAAGTGCTTGCAATTCTTGCGGTGTCATCTTGGCAGGCAAATAATCAGTATTGAGCTTTATCTCAACCGCTGGCAAGCCTGCCCATAAGTGCATAAAACTACACGCCCTTGATAACACCTTAGAGACTTGATCGGATAGTTGCGCCAAGACGCTAAACTCGCCCGTACTGCGTAAGCTTGCGCCCGTTGCCGTTTCCGCTGTAACCGAATCACTGAGCATCTTGGCACCCAAGGCCGCCATCTGCTTTTCTTTCAGTTCAAGGCGCTTTTCCAGTGCGCCCAAACCTTGACCGCTAAACTCCAGATATTGCGCGTTGGCTTGTGGATCGGGAAACACCCAGGCATTAACACCGCCTACTGACAAAGTCACGCCGTCCATTAATTGCACGCCTGCCATCCATGGTTGAGGAATGCCCGTATAGTGACAGCCGTTTTCAAGGTCTGCCGTTGTCATGTAATGGCTGATATTCAAATCAACCAAATCAATCAGCAATGGCAGTTCGTCACATTCACCTAAAAAATAAAACGGTATTTCTTTGATTGGTGATCCATTCATTAGCGGGTATATGTCATCACCCACCTGAATAAATTCATCGTGTTTTTTCTCCGATTTAACAAACTTTCTTTGTCGATAGCTTCCTGAGTCATTAAGGTCAAGCACCCGGTAAAAACACTTTTCACCACCTTCAAATTCCGAGGTTGCTATATATTCATCTTCTTCAAGCACCAACTGTGTGATACGCTTGCCCTGCATCTTCCAGTTAATGATTGAGTCGCAGTCGAATAGTGCCAAATAAGGCCGCGAACCTGCCGCTTGTGCTTGTGCTAAAGTAATCACACCGCTAGTTATTGGTGAGTGTTCTACCAAGATACCGCCGAAGCCGCACACCAACAATTCTTCCAGTACCTCAGATGTAAACTCAACCAGACTTTCATCTTGATTGGTTACGTCATCCATCAAGGGTGAGGGATTGTCAACCGTAGGCGCAACACGCATAATCATCCCGCTGAATGCGTCCACGGTTCGGCTCATTGCGCCGTAAAATACCGCGCGTCTTTTATAGGCGTTATATTCGACTCCAGTCTGCCCTGATAATTTTGGCAGGTACTTTTCACCTGCTTTATGCACCGCTGTTTGTCCTTCGCGGACATCTTCACATTTTTCCCAAGTGGATAACATTTCTTCACTGTCTGGGTGTCGTGTGTCGAGTTTTTTAACTACATCATTGTTCATTATTAAAATCCTAAAATTTGCGCTGTTTGCATTGACCGGATAACCGGATATTTGAACGCGATAAAATAGCCGCTGGAATCTGCCCAGTCGTCAATGGCAGGATGATCGCTGAATTTTTCCGGATCGCCCTTATCGTCATACCCTTGAGTTTCCAGCGCGTTGGTTAAGTTTGGGCAGGTGTCCGTGTTGATTAACAGCCGGTTATGACTGAGCAGACCGTTATAGGCGTTAATCCTGTCTCTTACCGCTGGATTGCTGGGCTTGTATTGGAGTTGATAACCCGCTTGGGCAATCATGCTGATGTCTGACTGGCTAGAGTTGGTCTTGTTGGCCTTGCCGCTGGCATCCGGATAAACAATAATTTTATTTGTGTAACGGGTAAGATTATTTATAAAGTCTTGCGTGTCGTGACTGGTAAATTCGTCAACTGCAATCGGGTTATTATTTTCAATAACGAAAACCACCGCACAACAGCCACCGATATTGAAATCAAGCCCCACATGCAACATATCATTAGGCTTAATCGTTCTGTCGCTGTAATGCTTAACCCGGTCAAAGAAGTGATAAACCTTGTTTTGGTTGAGCGAGACAAACTCGCCGTTAAGGTATAAATCAGCCAGTATCGGATCGTAGTTAGCCAGTATCTGATCGGTGTAATCTTCTGGCAAGAATGAATTGCTGTATGTCGAGGCTTTATACAGTACATATCCGGGCTGCTGTTTCTTGACCCACTTTTCATAGACAAAGCCGTTAATGCCTTGATCGGGCGTTGTGACTAAGCCAATCGTGTTGGGGTTAATGCGCTTTTGCCGGTTACGCTCGGAAATCTTGCGCCAAACTAACGCGGCTTTTTGCTTGGGCAGGGTGTCCAGCTCGTCACAGATGGAATGGGCGACCTCATAAGCGATTATCCGCTCCGGCCTGTCATAAGAGCGAAAGATGATATTGCCATAACCGATAATATCAATTGTATAGCTTGATTTGTTGGTTTTGTAGGCATAGCCCAGCTCCTCTAAGTCCTGCTCAACCCCCGGAATAGCCCGTAGTGTCAGTAAATCGTAAACCGGCATGTAATAAGCGCCGTTGGCTCCGGGATCGGCCAGCATTAACCGGATTAGTCGGAATGTTCCCGCCTTGCTCTTGCCAGAACCCAAGCCGCCAACAATAGCCGGGTGCTTGGCCTCGCTGTAAACGAACGCATCTTGTGCGGGTAGCAGATCAACGACCATTATCAATCACTCTGGTCATTATCTGAGGGTGTACGTTTTGCTGGGCGTTGGTATTGGTAATCGTTGCCTGAGTTGGATAATATGGCACGATTCCAGCCGCTTTTTGTGTATCAATCATGGTCTTTTGAGCAAGGCTTGCGTTCTGTACTGACGGGTCTAATTCAAGAGCCTTCAATGATATTTCGGCTATTTTCATAGCTGTTTTATTAAGCCACTCTGCTTGCTCTATTTTCTTGTCAACTATTCCGTTTATGGCGCTCACCATGCGCTCATCATGGAGTGCTAGACCTTGCTTGTACTGGATTCCTGCGCTCACAATGGATTTTGCATCTTTAGCAATACCCTTTGTTATTGCCGCTACTTTTCCAGCACTTACAGAATACCGCTTTGCAAGATCGCGCTGACTAAACTCTCCCGTTCTCCAGTCTGCAATTATGTCTTGTATTATGCTTTCATCTATTGGCTTTGCTGCCATATTACTTCTTAACTATCGCCCGATGATTCATCCACTGAAAAACCATATTGGTTAAAAGCGTTAATGTCCCCAACAGCACACCGAACGCGCCGGCATGATGATCTAGGATAGAAAGCCAATCACTGACGACTAAGCCTCCGCTGACTGAGTAAGTCACAGTTTTTAGCGCACCAGATATATTTTCAAAATACTGGGTCATCTGCCCACCCTCGTAGTTTGCACGCCTTTAAGCTTTTCAGCGGTTCTAAGGCCGCCTACGCCCAATAATGCGTATAACAGGTTGCTTTGTGTAGCCACATCAATAATGGGCAGTGGTGGCAGTCCAAAACAGACAGCGACCCACGTACCGATTGATATGCCGATCCCCGAATAGGCTAATGACAGAACGCCAACCCAAATAGCCGCCGGTCTGCCTGCTGCAACAAACCAGTGTGGGCTTTTGGCCTCCTCCGAGTTGATTGCCAACTGCCCCAAGATAACGGCATACTCGTTTTGAATTTCTTGCGTAGCCTGGGTTAATTTTGCTTTCTCAATCTCTGTGGCATCCGGCCATATCCGGGTAACTATCGCGCTGACCATATTTGATCCAGCGGCTATTGCGTCATCTATTCCAAACATACCTAATTCCTTTAAAGTTTTTCTTTACTATACTGAAATTAGGCGCTGATTCTAAGGTGAAAGGC